CGTACTGCTCCACACCGATGAATCCGGTGAGTTGGCGAATATCTTCCGCTACGTCTGGGTGACAGATACCATGAAATGACGAACGTACCGTAGCGGTATTGACGTTAGTGGAACCCGTGCCTTGAGCATGCTGCTTCATGGCGCTATTGCGTTCCAGTTTGTTCACCGCCCAACGGATGTCATTGGCTTTCATCTCGGTAATGATAGTCGCGGTGGTCGAAACGCCAGAACCTAAACGAACCTGCGTGGCGTTATCGAACTCAATGCGGGCTACCGAGTTAAGAGACTCACCAGCGTTAGCACCCAATGTTTCCATCAAGTCCATCGTTCCTGAGTTGATATTGAACAAATCAACTTCTTCCGTCAGGATGATGGCGTTACCGTACTTGGCAACGGCTTTGGTGATGTTGGTAATGGTTGGGCTGACAGCAGTACGACCTACGCCAAAAGAGAGCGTTGAACCCGCCGAGACCTCTGATAAGGCCGTAGTGACTGCGGTAAGGTTTTCAATGCGTCTCCATTTGACGGTGGCAGAACCACCCGCCTTCTCAAGCGTACCGGGGAGAGTACCGTTGAAAAACGGTAAAGTCTTACGGGCCGCCGAGAGAAGTCCGCGCATATAAACATTGTTTATAGGAGCGGGGACGTTACTTGCAAAGTTACTGACTACTTGTGCCATGACTTATATTAAACCTCGTTTCTTTTGACTCCACCAACGGTCAAATTCTCCGTCGCCCATTTTCATGGCGTCTTCTCCTTCACCTGAAGGTTTTTGAGTAGTGGACATCATTCTCTGTGATTGTTTGGCCGCACGAAGGTTTTCCGTCAATTGTGGGTCTTGCCTTACCGAGAATACTCCCTGTAATTCGTTGGAAACGACTTCCAGAGCTTCTTCGAGAGCCTTGGGGTTCACCTGTCGGTTATCCCAGATTCTCTTGAAGATAGGGTCATCCCTATAACGCTTTTCGAGGGCGATTTCTGCATATAAGGGGTCAACTTTCAGCTTGTCGTTCACCTTGGCGACCGCCTTGTTCACTTCGGTATCCAGTCTCGCCTGAGTCGCCTCTTTGCGTATCGACTCCACCGTCTGAGTCAATTCCCGCAGATTTCCACTGAGTTGCTGATTCTGCATCAGCAAACTCGCCTGATACTGATTCCACTGATCCGGTGAAGTTACCGGGTCGGGAGCCGTGAAAGGCGGTTGCGCGGGATAAGACGGTTGATACGTTGGTTGAGGCGTTTGCGGCTGGGCCGTGAAATTCTGGACCTGCTGGTCCACGTTATACTTCTTCGCTACGTCAGCGAGAGTTTGGATGGCTTCGGGGGCCGTTTCGGTTGGGACAGGTGTCGGACTCTGTTCCTGGGGTAAGTCGCTCATAAAAGTTCCTCTGGTTTGATTTTAAGAAAATAAAGCGCAAGATCGAAACCTTCACGCTTCGCTGAATTGTATTTCCATTCCTCCACATTATCGTTTTTATGGTTGAAAACAGGGACTAATGGCCTTGCTTCTTTGATTTCATTAAGCCATCTGTTGAATTCCGGGTCTTGTTTGAAACGGATGATTAAATCTTCAATCATTGAGTCACAGGTTCTTTATGGTCCATCATGGTTATCTTTTTACTCATCTCGGTCATTTTCATTTGATGTTCCATTTGTTTCATCCTGCCTTCCATTTCCATAACAGACATTTTTACATCCGCCATCATGGAAGCTTCTTGAAGTTTTGCCTCATTCACAGCCTTGGTAATTGCCAGTTCCTTTTGAAGATCGGAGATAATCTGTTCATGTTCAGCCATCTTCTGTTCATATTCCTGTCTGGCTTGTTCAATCTCAGGCGGTAATTGTTCTTGCTGGACGTTCAGGAATTTCTCAGGATTCTTTACTCCGGCATCTTGATACATCTCTTTAAGAAGAGCTATTCTATTAAGTAATGGAGAAAATCCTGGATCACCAGAAGCAAAAGCGGTAACTTGAGATGTTTTTTCCTGTCTTGCTTGTTCTCCCAATACTCCGCGAGAACCGACAATCTCGAAATTAACCGTGCCCGGAAGGTCTTCTTTGGTCGCTCGCATGAAGTCGGGAGCATCCATTTCCGGGTTATAGAATTCATACCCTTCCATGTGTAATTTGTTCAACTCATGCTGCATGTAAAGATAGGGCCTTAAAGCGTGTCTTTCCTGTTTCGCCACAAACTCAGCCGTCCTGATTTCCGCTTTGGCTTCTGCTGTCCTGATTTCCGTAGCGGTCTTGTCCATCGCGTCCCCACCGCCACCGGAACGGATGGAATTAACCCCCAGACCTTGCTGAAGTTGCTGGATAATCAATGTAAGTCCTTGCAAGGCTTGTTCTGGTTCTCCAATCTTTATCTCTTGGAAAGAAGCCGTGGACTTGGTTCCTACTTTCGCTCCAGGGGCGATTAACGGACCACCATTCAAAACAAACTGCGGGTCATTAGCGTCATAGACAATGGGAGGTTCGGTTCGTAACCATACGGCGTCAACGTATTTATTCGCCAACTGTGAAGCCAACTTCTGCATGGGAGACAATTTGATAAGCGGAGACGTGTAATACGGGTCTCGAACGTCCATCCGTTCGTACCCGGAATAAATGATCGAAGGATAAGGAAGTTCGTTAGGACCGTAATAAAGGATAACGTCGTTTCCTAAAATGACTTTGGCATTGGGTAAGTAAATATCCCCGTCCCCTCTTGAGATAACCAAATCTCCGTAGCGTTTGACCAATTCAACATCAGTGGTCTCCACGTCTTTATTGTTGTTCTTTTTCTTGGGAATTTTGTCTATGTTTTCAGGGAACCATCCTTCACCTTGGGCAATCTCTCTCAAGACATATAAAGGTAGATAGTCAATGAGAATCATGTTCCCGGTATAAAACATATCCGTTCCTATGACTGAGGGAGCCGGGTCGGGGAAGGCGTTCCACATTGAATACGGAACCCACACCGGAGAACCCATGACCTGAACTCCTGTCCCACCGTGGTATTTACTCCGATTCTCAAACCTGACTTCAGATACATATCCTCCATGATGGAGGGATTCTTTAACCGAAAGCTCATAACGGGCTTTTAAACCGAAGTCTAAATGCTGTTGAGACATCAAAGCTCTTAAAGCCTTGTCGTTGAACTCCTGGTGTTCCTGATTGACGACTTTCTCACCCGTGTTAGGGTCTAAAGAGACGGGAGGCTCGGAATGAGATTCAAACCACATTCTTGTAGAGGGAAAAGTCAGTCTCATTACATCAGCGGTGATGATCTCTGAGGCTTTGGCTAACTCTCCCAATTCCATGACTGAACGCCATTCCTCATCGACAACCTGTTTGTCTTTGGTGTAGCGTTTCATGGGATTCATGGCAATTTGACGGTCTACTTCACGCCAAATCGTCTCATGCGTCTTTCGGAATTTGTCATTACGACGAGAATCCAGTTCGTTCTTGGTGAACTCCGCAACTTTATCCCAATCTTTTTTGGTTATGCGTCTTTTCTTTGTCTCAGCCATTTAACCGTTCCAATTTGACATGCCAGAATAAATTTGTTGTTTACGCGGAGCGACGGGTTTTGTCTGGGCATGACGAGACATCATGATGGCGTATCTTGTCGCTGACATCAGATCATCTCTTAGTTTCACTATTTCTCCGTCTTTACGGTGATACATCCGCCATTCATCGAACCATTCCTTTAAATGAGAAAAGACTTTTAAACGTCCGGTCTCCATTAAAGTCAAAATCTCCTGAACACCGACCTCAACACCATTCCCCCCTTGTCCTTCTTTCTGCCCAAGAGCGGGAGGGTTGGAGAAAGGCTCCTTCCACATATTGACGCCTTCATGTCTAAACAGGTCGGCCATCGGCTTACCAGACTTGGGATCGTGTTTCATGCCGTCATGCGGCCAGACAACGGGTATCCAGTCCCCACGGGTCTTGATAGCGGAGGCTTGGACGGGGATTAAAGCTTGTGACTGTCGATAACAGTCATAGATGTAGAAAATCCCCTTATCCCTGTCTTTGGCTATCCAAATACCAGCAAAAGGATGATCCCAACCGAAATCCACCGCGCAAAGTCTGAAGAAGTAACTCGGTATGTCAAAAGGCTGGCACATTAACTGTTCTTCATTGACCGGCCATACCAAACCTGTCCCGACCATCGGGATTCCTCTGGAACGCATGTCTCTTTCATGCGGAGGATACTGCATGAGTTTCTGAAGTCGTTTGTCCGGCGTCATGTGAGGGGCGTCATCCCATGTCGCGGTGATTAATGCCCAACCCGGCTTGGAGTCGTGCTGGACTTCATGCACAACTTCAGTCACACCTTCTTCCGGGGTGTAGGTCATGTAACCTATCCCGTCCGTAGAAAGCGTAGACCGTTGCTGTTGTGACAGAATATCTCTGGGTGGTTCTTCGTCATCCCAAAATCCGTCCAATCTGTAACCTTGGAACTTCTTCGGGCCTTGATCGTAAGATTTAAAATAGACTTTAGACTTACCATCGTAAATCCCGTTGGTGTGATGTCGGACCATGGCAAACTCTAAAGCATCCGGTACTCCCGCTTTCCGAGTCAAATCGTCTACGTTAATGTCTTCTTTCGGGATAGCTCCTGTCCCGATAGCCGCTTTATCCGCCGGGTCTCCAAAAAGCTCTCTTTGGCATCTGTCTCTG